TTCAATGATTCGTACCCACCGCTCAGCTAAAAAAGGTAGAGCACTAGGTTTAGGTGTAATGGGTTGGCATACTTTCTTACAACAGAAAAATCTCCCATTTAACTCAATTGCTGCTACAGCTTGGACACACACTATTTTTAGTGATATTAAAATCAAAGCAGAAGCAGCTTCACGTCAAATGGCAATTGAGTATGGGGAACCTATTTGGTGTAAAGGTACAGGTATGAGAAATACCCACCTGTTAGCAATTGCCCCTACTGTATCTAATTCTCGTATTAATAGCTGTTCTGCAGGTATTGAACCACAACCAGCAAATATTTATGTATTTAATGGTGCTAAAGGAACTTTTATTGTTAAAAACCCTGAATTAGAAAAATTATTAATTGAAAAGGGACATAATACAACTCGTGTTTGGGATCAAATTATGGGAGATAATGGTTCTGTAATGGGTTTATCTCATGATATTTTAACTGAAGATGAAAAGGAAGTATTTATGACATTCCCAGAAGTTAACCAATTAGCTTTAGTTCAACAAGCAGCTACACGTCAAAAATATATTGACCAAACTCAATCGTTAAACTTAGCATTTGATCCAACCGATTCACCAAAATGGATTAATCAAGTTCATATGGAGGCTTGGAAATTGGGTATTAAAACCTTATATTACCTTCGCACAGATTCCGTGATTAAAGGTGATTTAGGTTCTCGTACTACTGAAGATTGTTTATCTTGTGATGGGTAATAATATTTATTAACGTAATTTTAAAATATTTAATTATGAAAAAAGTATTAGACTTTATTAAAAAAATCTTTACAATTGTTAAAAATTGGATCGTAGCTAATGGTGTTGAAGGTGTATTAGGCTTAATTGTTGGTCTTATTCTATGGACATTTGGCTATAAAATTTATGCTGGATTTGCCTTTGGTGTATTTGCAACTCGTAACTGGGATATTGTTAAATCATGGGTATTAAAATTAGTAAAAAAGTAAAAATAGTATAAATTCTATTGTAAATTAAGGGCGCATTAGCGCTCTTTTTTTATATGTATAACCATACAATTTGTTACAATCAACCGTTTTTATATGTTAAAAAAATTAAAACAAAATTGGATGGCTTTTAAAGACATATTTAAGGACGAAAATGATGTAAATGAAAAAAGCGTTATTGGCTTTATGTCATTTGCTGTAATGGTTATTTTTGCTGTTGCTGATTTAGTAACAGGTTATTTTAGTAAAGATTTAGTAATTAATGAATTCATTTATGAATCATTCTTGATTATTACTTTAGGTTGTTTCGGTATCGCAGGATTAGAAAAAATCTTTAGTAATAAAAAAGAAAAATAATGAAAAAAATATTATTATGCTTACTTTTACTAGTAAGTTCCCAAATTAAAGCTCAAAACAAGGCTCAAAATTTTGTTAATTCCCTTTATAAGGATTTCTTAAAATATGGAACTATATATGGTGCCGGTGAAGTTAGAAATTCAGTTGAAGCTCCTTACCCTACTTATGTTGTAAGAACTAATGAAAATGGTTCTTTATATGACATACCTAGAGTAGAAGATAATACAACTAAATATCCATTTGATTACAGGTATGGATTTGGTATTAGAAAATTAGCTAGGTTTGATTATGAAAGAAAACCTAAAAACTATTATGATGGAACTGAAGATCAATTAGTATTTACAGCACCATCTTCTGCTATCCAAGGACTTGAATATCAATTCCACAAAGAATGGGAAAGATGGATGGGTAGAGAGTTTGATAATAGCCGATATTTCTTAAAACATACAGGTAAATACCACATTGTTAAAGCTGAAAGTAGAAAAGTTGATAGAATTAATTTAAAATACCAATCAGCTGAAACTAGAGCTAGATTACCTATTGGTAAAAAGTTTTCTATATCTGCAGGTGCTATATTTAGAACTCATGATAGACCTTATGGTTACAATCCTATTGAAATTTGGTTAAATGAAACAGATGATACAGGTAATGCATTAAATCCCTGGTATACTTTAGGATATCAATATGGATATGATGATGTGTTTTATACTCAAACAACAGAAAATGGTGATACTACTTCAGATTGGTGTTGGGTAGATCCTGATGGTAATGAAGTAGCACATTCAGATCTAGCATTTAGAGAAAATGTATTTCCTTTATTGATGAATCGTTATAATAATGAAATATGGTCTCAATTAAATAGATTTGGTGAAATTGCCCCAATTATAGGGTTTGATTTTTATCATTATGAATCTAAATTTTGGTTACATGCTTATGCTAACTGGATTTTACCTTATCATCATTATGTAATGGGTGATGAAGATTTTTCATACTTACATAGAGATAATTGGGGTAAAGGAGGACATAATAATTTGTTAGAAGGCAAACAATGGTCTGATTATAACTTTGGTACTAATTTAGGTTTAAAAGTAGGTAAAAATTTAGGTGTTTTTATTGAAGGTGAGTATAGCAAAATGTGGGATAGTAAATTATTCCAAACCACATTTGGTTTAAATTACACATTTAGATAATAGAAGAAAATGGCTAAACAGATAGGAGAAAATACTAAAGTTACACTAGACTTAAAAACTATAGGAATTGTTGTATTTTTTATAGCTACAGTTATTGGTATGTGGTTTACATTACAGGCTGATATAGAAAGAGCAAAAGCACTTCCTAAACCTGAAATAGAAAGAATGGAATTTGATATGAAAGATGAACTTATTAGGTCTACCATTATGGATACTCAGGATGATGTTGAAGATATAAAATCTCAATTAGAAAAAATTGATGAAAGGTTATATGAGCTTCAAAAAAGACAATAATATGAAAAATTTATTCTTATTTTTCCTTATAATTTTTAGTTTAAACCTTCAAGCCCAAGATTGGGTTGGTGATAATGATTATAAAAAGAAAATTCATGAAAAATCCCCATTTGAAGATAATCAAGGTTCTATTGTAATAATTGAATTCTGGGTTAAATTTAATAATGATAATTCCTTTAAAGAATTTAATAAATTAAAAAATGTTACCCATTATTATAGATGTAATTTAGCTTCTAATCCAGTATTAAAGAAAAAATATAAAGTAAGAATGGCTCCCACCATACTAATTTTTAAAGATGGTATATTAGAAGAATCTTTTAGAGCAGGGTTAGATTTAGAATGCCCTGTTACTTTAAAAGAATTACAAGAAACAATTAAAGAAACTCAATTATCTAATCAATTTTAATATTTATCTAATATTTATAAATATGCTAAAAAAGGAGAATAATTATGTCGTGTTATACTAGAGAACAAATCGAAGCAGCTGTTAAAGCAAAAGGATATAAATGGTTTACAGGAGACAACTACGATGTTAATATTGTAGGTGTTAGAAATGCTGAAACTTGTGGTAAAGTAACAAATAAGTTTGATGATTGCATTACTATCTCATATAAAGATGAAGAAGGAAACTGGAACTTTCACTGCTTTGATGCTACCACTGACCCAGGTTCACATTATACTGAAGACCAACTTTTAAACGAAGATGGGGTAGCAATTTTAAAAGAAGACCAATACAGGGGATCACACATGATTGGACTACATCAAGGAAAATATGAAGCCTTAAGACAAAAGAAACCTTTGAAAGTATATAGAGACGGGAATAAAGATGATTTTTATGATCTTATAGAAGAAAATGTACATGAAGGTATTTACGGTATTAATATTCACAGAGCTACCTCTAGAGAAGGTGGCAAATCAGTTCAAGTAGACAAATGGTCTGCAGGTTGTCAAGTAATTGCTGCAAATAAAGATTTTAAGTTATTTATGAATGTTTTAAATAAAGCAGCCAAAGTATGGGGAAATTCATTCACATACACATTAATTAACTCTAACGATATAGTATAATGAAATTCAGTACTATAACATTTTTAACTGTACCTATTGTGACATTATCTTTTTTATGTTCCTACTTTTTAGACATTACCATGGGTAATGCAGAACAATACCTTGGCTTAGTTGCTGTAGTATTTATTGATGGCTTTTTTGGTATAGCAGCTGGTATTAAAAAAGAAGGATTCCAAACTCGTAAAGCTGTAAAAGTACTACAACGTGCAATAGGTTGGATACTATTTTTAACTGTTATCTTAATGGTAGAAAAAGGATTTGTAGGAGCAGGTTGGCTTAGTGAAGCAATCATTATACCTTTCATAGTACTACAATTAATTAGCGCCCTTAAAAATGCGTCTATGGCAGGATTTATTAAAGCAGAAGAATTAAATAAAATTTTAGACCGCATAGACAATCATAAGGGCTCTAGAAAATAAAGCCTTATGTGGGATAAAATACAAGAAAGGATATTTCCCTTTCTAATCGCAACCTCTGCCCTGTCAGTCTCTGCTTCGGCCGCTTTCTATTCAGTTAGTGGTCTTAGCAAGCTTTTTGCTGGGGCTACTTTAGCAGTTATTATTATGGCTACTTCACTTGAAGTTGCTAAATTAGTAATTGCTTCTCTTTTATATCAATATAGAAAAACTATCCCTCGTCTACTAAAGTATTACCTTACAGTAGCAGCTGTAGTATTAGTACTAATCACTAGTATGGGTATTTATGGATTCTTATCAGCTGCTTATCAAGAAACAGCTAATAAGGCTGGTAATATTGATGCTCAAATTGCTTTAGTAGAAACTAAACGAGATAATGTTAAGGAACAACTCGCGGTATACAACGAGGAAAAAACAAGTATTAATACTGCCGTAACCGAATTGAGGTCTGGCTTATCCAACAACAAAATCCAGTATAGAGACCGGGAAACTGGCCAGATTATCAACACAACTTCTAGTTCAACTCGTAGGGCATTAGAAAAACAATTAGATCAAGCTATCCTACGTCAAACTGAAATTAATACTAAAGTAGATAATTTAAATGAACAATTATTTAATTACGAAACCGAAATAGTTGAAATCCAAATTGGGACGAATTTAGCAGGAGAATTGGGACCACTTAAGTATCTCTCAGGATTAACGGGTATTCCTATGGATCGTATTATAAATTACCTCTTATTAACTATTATATTTGTATTTGACCCATTAGCTATTGCTTTAGTAATTGCTGCTAATTATGCTTTTGAGCAACTAAAAGAAAAAACCCGAGAGAATATCTATGGAGAAAAGGTAGTAGTTGAAGATGACGGAATGTGGACTGAAGATGAAATAAAAGACTTTAACAATCAGTTTAACGCAGATGATTTACTACCTGATGAAGAAGAAAGTGATTGGGAGGAAGAAGAACCTAACGAAGCTTTAAAATCTGCTGCTAAAAAATATAAATCAAAACAATTAGGATTTAATTTTAACCAACCAATTCCCCCTAAAGAATACCCTACTGAAAAATTAGATGCTATCTATAAACAGTGGGAAGAAGGTATTGATTGGAATAAAATGGAAGAATTAAGAGATGCTTGGGTTTATCTTTCTCCTGATCATAAA